CATGCATAGTGTTATATCGTAACACAGTATCTTTAATACATCCTACTAAACATGTTCCTTGGTGTACATTACCGGAACTTGCAAATGGTGGACCATCGTAAAATCTAAATTGTTTTTTAAAATCCACGTTTTGCGGATTAACGCCAAATTTAAGCATGTCGTGCTTTAGCCAGTATTCTTTTACATTATTTTCATGAGAAATATATGTTGGATCAACTGGAAGCTGTCGTAATTCTGTGAATGGATAAATTGTAGATTGTTCCATATTTTATATACGTTGTAATAATATATATTAACATTGAGAAATCTTGCACATAACATTTCAACTTTTTTTCGGGTTTTAACATTTTTTACATTAATGGTAAATGGTAAATGGTAATTATATTTAGTGACAATGGTTGCCAATAATAAATTATGACATATTAAATGATATCATAACTTCAAAATAATCTTAATTTATATTAATTTATTCACGTAACTTGTCACAGCGACCCTGTTGTTTACGTAACTTAATATGAATACTTCAGTAAATATATATTGTGCAGTATATTGGTTCCAAAATGTTAGACCTTTAACTAAACCAGTTGCATGTATACAAATATGTTGTTGATCAATAGGCAATACTACAAATTGTAAATTATCATATACTGTTTTACATATTCCATTGCTTGCTAAATCAACCATCACACTATATAATCCCTTATGCTCTACTCCTGAATAATTACATGAAGCATTTGGATCAAATAAATTAAGAACTCCTGGAAATCCTTGATTTGCCATGTTATGATAATATCTATTACAAAAATCTTTTGCAGTTTCCATTGGATCAAATTGAACTTGTTGAACCTGTTGTACAGGTTGTGCCTGATTCATTTGACAAAAATACTGTTGAGCTTGATTGTTACACAAATTCATTAGTTATTATATATACGTATTAAAAAAACTATATATATAACGCAAAACATAAATATATTTACTTATCTATGCACATAATTATTTATGTCACATTGACAATACATTTTTTCATATAAATTTCCATTTTCTATCGCATGATTTTGACAACATACGTCGTCATGGTATTTATTATTATCCAAAAATAATTTATCAGTATCCCATTTTTTACATAACATTTTTTCACATATAAAACACCAATCTCTTCCACATCCTTTCAAATTATATCCTGTAATTTTGTCTTCGTATCCGCAAATAGTATATGTTGAATCTTCAGACAATGAACATTCCAAATTACAATGAGGACATTTTTTTGTCATAAAATTTGTTTTTATTAAATTGATCGTTGGATGTTTCATTATTTCTGGTTTTATAATTTTTAAGTTAGCTATTTTATATAACGTTTTTCGTTGTGTTGGATCTGTCGTTTTACTTAAATAATCTTCAATTACTTCCATCACGTCGTCTTTGTAAATCATTCTGTCCAATCTGTCCATTAATGTCATCATCGTGTTCATATCTAATATATATTCGTATCGTTTTCCACTAATCATAGATAACACAATACTTTTCATTTCTGGATTAAATTTAACATATTTATTTCCAAAATAATGTGCATCAAGTGCTGTTCTGCACCCTGTCAATATATCAGAAAATTCATCATATTTATTTTTATCAATTATATTCATTATCTAAAGAATATAATGCATTTTCTTAAGTATATTTAAAATAAATAAAATAAATACAATGGACTAAGTAATTTGCTTTGAAGTATTATGACATCATTCACAAAAAATTCACAAAAAATTCACAAAAATTGCCGGTGATGTGTGTTCATATTGTATTTTTTTTACTAAAAAGTATAGATATAATAAAAATGAGTGAAAAATACGAAAATAAATTAGATGAATGTTCCATATGTTGTACGCCTCGGTATCAAAGCAACGAAACGGTTGAAAATACCAATTCTAATGAAACAAGTAATGACATATTAACAATATTAAATTTATTAAAAAATATGGATACTAAAATAAAATTATTAGAATTACAAATAAACAATATTAATAATAAAAATATAGCACCAAAAAATACAACATCTGCTGCAACCAATGCAAACATAAAACAACAGTTCAGTGAATTAAAAACCGAATTAAATTCCGAACTGGCAAGTAAATTTGAAGGATTTAAATCTCAAATGACAACAGATAATAACGCTTTTAGATCAAGCATCGTTCAAGCATCCAGAAGAAAATATTAACGAGATCATAAATAGTTTTGTGATATATTTTATGTATCATTTGATATTTTTTTTATTTTGGTAGTTACGCGATCTAATTCTTTATGCAAATCATCTGATGCATCGTATTTGTCAGTTGTTTTAAACCGATTGATACTTGATAATTGAGAATTGTCTTTTCCTATTTTGGATATTATTTTTGTTATTGTATCTCTATTTTTTGACAATAACTGATTATATATTTCGTTGGCGGTTGCATCGTTAGCAATATTAACAAATGAATCAAATGTATCAGGCTCATCTAAATTATGTAAAATATTTATAATGCTATCTTTTTTTTGCTCAAGTCGATCAAGTGATTCCATAGTATTGTGTAATGTTTATATATGTTTAATATTAATGATTATTTAATATTACGCTTAGTTTAATAATTTCAATTTTTGCATTAGTTTTTTAATGATCCAATACTTACGGCTTTCTTTTGTTCTATAAATTTGTTATTGTAAAACTGCTTTACATTTTCAAGTGTTATATATTTATAAGTGTCAATCATTATATTTTTAAAATTAAACTCTAAAATTTCTGCCTCTATTTCATTATAAAACATAAAATTTGACATACTTTTTAAATTTAAATGTGGAGTTTCAATTTGTGAAATTAAAGCATCAATTATTTCTGATAATGTAGTTTTGGTTAGATTGTTTATTTCATTTGCATAATCCAATATAAATTTTTCAGTTCTGCTAATTATTTCATCTGGATGTTTGTGAGGTGATTGCACTTGAAAAATGTAATATATTGAATAATCTAACTTGGGGCCATATGTTTTAATTCCAGACCCAACAATATATCCAAATCCTTCTTTGGTTCTTAATTGATCAAAATATTCTGAGGATATTAACGAGTCAATTATTTTCAACAAGCATAAATTCATATAACAGCCGGTCGATTTATTAATATTTGAAATATATACAAAATGCCCAACAGCAGAATTTTTTTCTGAGTCATTTTCTGAGTTGCCAATGACAATCTCATTTCCCATTTTTGGAATTGAGTATGTATTATAAAACAACGTTCCGTTTTGAATTGAAAAATTTCGGAATTTTTTTGTTAATTTTGTGTTATCATCCGAATAATTATCAAATATGTAATTTTTTTTCGATTTTTTACATATGTCAAGTATGTTCATTGACATCAATTCGTTGCAGTTTCCTATTACAATAGCTACACATGAAATTATATTAAATATGTAATCCGACACATTTACAACTTTTTCAAATGTCACTAGATTGTCATCGTCAAGAACAGACATTATGTCGTAATTATCATAATATGATTCGCACATTTTTTTTTGAAATTTTACACTTGCTCGTAAATATGGTGAATTATGTATTTCATTTGCAGTTGATGTTATAAGATGTTCTTTGGATATATCAAATTTGTTTTTTAAAATTATTTGTTTATTCGTTATTGAACTCATAATAATATCCACCACATTTTCGATTTTTTCATAATTTCCATATGCACTAATATATAATGTTCCCAAATCGAATGACATTGACACATCATAATCTGCCATATTACATGTGTATAATATGTGATTTATTGATGCTAATACCGAAGAAAAATAAAGTACTGACCTAACAAAAATTTTTTTATGTATAATAGATAACGGTAAATCGATTTTTATTTTGACATCAACGTAAGGATTTTTATATCTATTTGTTGGCATATGATACAAATTAATACCATATTTAGATATTTTTGTTGGTATATCATTATTTATTTTTATAATATCGCCAGCAGTTGTAACAAAATTATTTATTTCTGGTAATGACATTTTATCTATATTTATTGTGTTTGTTATAGCATTTATTGTAACGCCCCTATTGTATATATTATAGTTAGTTCCATAATTATGATCAGTCAACGTTGTGGTATTATCGTAATTTCTTGAGGTATATACGACAATCGCGGTATCAATATTCATGATATTCAACACATCTCTCAAATTATTTTTAACGTTCGGATTGTAATTTTCGTCAGCATATTGAATTAGCATTATATTTTCCAAATCAAAACTATACGTATTTATTAAATTTACGTACGTCATTGCTTTATCTTCAGAATCAACATTTTTAAAATATTTAAATTTTAATGCATTTAGCGTTGATTGTTCTTCATATAACATTCGCATATGATCAGTATTTACGGATGATTTTAATAATTTAATATATGACATCGTCGCGGAAATAATTTCTTCTTTGTTTTCAAATCCTGCTTTCGTTAATTTAATATTTATATCAAATATGCATCTATTTCCATGATATGTTGATACGCCGCATGACAAATTTAATATATATCCGGCTTCTGATAATATATAATGAAGAGTATTTTTACCTTCATGTCCTATTATATGTGAAATAAATGACACTGGAGATTGTAAAGGATTATATTTAAACGATGGTATATCCCATGATAATGTTACATAATCAACGTCTGTTATTGGCACAACTTCCAACGTTTTTGGATAATCATATATTAATTGATTAGTATCTGTCAAATAAGATTGTGGCAAATATTTTACATCAGTAAATAGGGTTTTAACCAAATTTGAAACATCATTCAGGTTGTCTTTTGTAATTATAAATAATGTCATAATATGTGATGAATATTTCGTAAAAAATGTGTTAACCTCTTCACTTATGTTTGGTATATCTAAAGATTCAGACGATCCAGTTCCGAAATTACTTAATGTATTTGATTTATACATCGCAGTTTTCATAATTTCTTGAAATCTCCAAGGATCGCTAGTTATATTTTTTATGTGTTCAGAGTTGACTGCATTTTTTTCTCTATCAATAGAATCTGGATTTAGCAATGGATTTATAAAAAAATCACTGAACATATCCAATCCTTTTGATAATGCAGTTGGCTGAACAGTAAAATAATAACATGTATGATCATTTGCAGTATATGCATTTGTATATCCTCCATTTTTACTAATAAATGATGAATATTCGTTTTCATCTGGATATTTTTTTGTTCCGTTAAATAACATGTGCTCTAAAAAATGCGCAATTCCAAGTACCGAATCATCTGCATATCCAACACCTACCGACATAGCGACACATGACAAATCAATGCTATTATCCTCAACAATAAAAACTTTTAGTTTATTTTGAAGTTCAAATGTGTTATAATTGCAACTATCATTGGGTGACTTATATATTTTACTATTCATCAGTTTGTATGTTAATGTATTATATATTGAGAATACATTTTTAACCTTGCAGTGAAAATAATATAATATCTAAATATATATTATAAAATATGAGCACTGAATCACTTATTAAACATGTTGGAATAGCATCTGTTATTTTTATTTCAACATCATTACCTCAACTATATATGAAATCCAACGAATTCATCAACGAG